AGATGTTGATGTTCCAGGAGGCACAATACGTGATGCCTTAATGCCTTTACCATACAAAGAGCCAAGTAATGTGCTTAGTCAACTATTAGGTGTACTTATTGACTCAGGTAGAAGGTTTGCAAACATAGCAGACATGCAAGTAGGCGATATAGGTAGTCAACAACTACCAGTAGGCACAACGGTAGCTATGTTAGAGCGTGGAACTAAAGTTATGTCAGCTATACATAAACGTTTACACTATGCACAAAAGAAAGAATTTAGATTACTGGCTGGAGTTTTCTCTAGATCATTGCCACCGTCATATCCATATGCGGTGGAGGGCGCACCTTCTGAAATTAAACAATCAGACTTTGATGATCGTGTAGATATAATTCCAGTCAGTGATCCTAATATATTTAGTATGGCTCAACGTGTGATGTTAGCTCAACAAGAACTACAGATGGCACAAGCTGCACCTCAGATACATAATCTGCGTGAAGCGTATCAAAGAATGTACGAAGCTCTAGAAGTAAAAAACATAGAACTACTTTTACCACCTCAACAAGAAGTTCCACCTAGAGATCCAGTAAGTGAACAACAAGCAGCGATTATGGGACAACCTATAAGAGCTTTTGAGTTTCAAAACCACGATGCGTACATAACTGCACATACAGCTTTTTTGCAGAATCCTATGATGCAGCAAAACCCTATAGCACTGCAGTCAATACAAGCTAATATACAAGAACACACAGCTATGGTTTATAAACAGCAAATTGAACAAGTTTTAGGTCAACAACTACCACCGCTTGAGCAGATACAAGATCCACAAGTAATGAATGAGATAGCACTTGCTGCTGCTAATGCTACACAACAAGTAACTGGTCAGCAACAAGCTCTAATAGAAGCACAACAAAACGCTCAGATCGATCCTGTCGTAGAACTCAAGCGTGAAGAAATAGCACAAAGAGCTCAAGCAGATACTTTACGAAGTCAGGTAGATATAGCTAAAATAGAGTCTCAAGAGGCAATAGCAGAAATGAAAGTGGCTCAAGATAGAGAAGAAGCTTTACTTAAAGCTCAAAGTGACAATAATAAAACTTATGGTCAGATATTAAAAGATGTCAGATCAGCAGATACAAACACAAAAGGTGAATAAATGAAAGATACAACTAAATATAAAAAAGTTAGTTTTCCTGCCCCAGATAAGATAGACCTATCTAAACCAGTAAAAGGTCCAGTTGTTTTAACTAAAAGCAACAGTGATATTTTTGGTCAAGGTCAAAAAACTGTTCAGGGTAAAGGAGCAGCAACTAAAGGCACAAAGTTTAACACTAGCCCTAGCGGAGTAAGATAATGGCTAAAGATACACATAAAACAAAAGATGGTAGAACTGTTAAAAAAGGTTTGTACTATTACATCAACAAAAAGAAAAAAGAAGGCAGAAAACCAAGAAAAGTAGGTTCAAAAGGAGCACCTACTAAAAAAGATTTTGAAGAATCAGCAAAAACTGCTAAAAAATCACATGGTGGACTTCACGGTGATCAGAAAAAATTAGATAAAAATAAAGATGGTAAAATATCTGGTGCTGATTTTAAAATGATGAAAGGTGGTGGGGAAGTTATAGCAGGTAATGCAAACCGTAGGAGAAGCAGGAACGGTGGCTAAAACTAAAGTTAAAAAATCAAAACACAAAGGCTGTGGTGCGGTGATGCCTAAACGTAGAAAGACAACTAAATATACATGAGCGGTTCGCCAGACGAGTTTGTGTATAGAGCTACACTAGACAGAGTAATAGACGGAGACACGTTTGATTGTGTTTTAGACTTAGGATTTGATGTCAAACTACACAAACAAAGAATCAGACTAGCTGGTATAGATACACCAGAATCAAGAACAAGAAACCTAGCAGAAAAAGCACTCGGTCTAAAAGCAAAAGACAGACTCATTGAACTTTGTACTGGAACACTAAAAGTCAAATCACTGGGAAAAGGAAAGTACGGAAGAATACTCGGTATTCCGTACACAGCAGATGGTGAAGATATATGTCAAAAACTTATATCAGAAGGGCATGCTGTAGAATACTGGGGTGGAACTAAAACTAAAAAATGGGGGTAATACCATGGTAATGAAAAGTAAAATGGCAACAAAACGTAGAATGTCAAAAGGCGGTGCCAAGAAACGTAAAATGTCAAGAGGCGGAGCAAAGCCTAAGAAAAAAATGGTGAGAGGCGGAGTCAAAAAGAAAATGTCAAAAGGCGGTGCTAGGAAGAAAAGATCTTCTAGAAGAAAAAAGAGATAAGTGTCATACTTATATAGCAACATACCCCATTTTAAATGTTGGGTAAGACGAGAGTACACCCACAATCACGAAAAATACCATGGTGAGTTTTTACACGCCATGGCTGTAGGTGTTACTACTATGCCAACACGATGCTTGAGTTTTCATGTGATATTTACTGGCGAAGAAGCTAACTGCGAAGATTGGGATGAAGGTAATATACATGGTGGAGCTATGTGGGCAAGGATGCCGATAACGGGTTTAGTTGCTGACACACCTAGTGAAGAATATCCCGTTCCTATGGCAGTACACGATGCACAACCTTGGGATTGTTCTTCGCATCATAATTCAGTCTATGTAATAGATAGGGCAACACCTTGTCCTTGGTTAGCAAAGATAGATGGCAATATGTATCCAGCAAAATATTTATTTACTGTAGATTATGCAGAGAACGAAATAGCCGATGATCCAGCACAACACAAAAGCAGTCATGTTTTGGAGCTATTAGATGCAGGTGAATGGACAGGAAATATCGTAGCTTTACCCAATAATAGAGTAAGAGTCACACATCCAGCTTGGTTTGTTACAGGAGAGGGTGCACCTGACTTTAAGCCTTCTCAATATATACATTATTCAAAATCTGATTTAGACTATACCCTAGATGTAAATAGAGTTTTTGATAATTTATATGCAAAGGAAAAGTAATGGCAGAATATCAAGGTAAAAAAGTAACACTTAATAGACCAAGAGCTTTGCGTAAAGGTGAACCTGGATATGGTAAAAAACGTAAAGTAGTTTTTGTTGGGCAATGTGGTAGTGGCGGTAATAAAATAAAACGTATTACTTTTGGCGACGCTAATCTAGGTATGCACAAAAACAATAAAGCACGTAAAAAATCTTACTGTGCACGTAGTGGGGGGATTAAAAGCGATAGGTGTAGTGCTAATTATTGGGCAAGAAGGGATTGGGACTGCTAGATGGACGGACTATACATAGTAGAAAAAACATTACGAGAACTACGTCGGAGACAAGATGAACTTACAGAAGTTTTAAAAACTGGCGGTATTCAAGACTGGGAAGGGTATCAAAGAATTCTCGGGGAGCTATCAGGTCTTAGCTCAGCTGAGAGAACTATAATAGACCTGCAAAATATAAAGGAGCAAAACGATGGCATCTGAAACAACAGAGGCAAAACGCACTCCCATACCTGACCACATCGAAAAGGTACGAGAGTTAAAAAAGGAAGAAGAACCCATACAGGAGTTTACACCTGATTCTATTCAAGAAGATGAATCAGTAGCAGAAAAACTACCTGATCCTACAGGCTATAGAATATTAATCTTACCTTTCACACAAAAAGCAGTAACTAAAGGTGGTATACATCTTGCTGAGTCTTATGTAGAAAAAGAAAGATTAGGTACTAATGTCGGTTTCGTAGTATCATTGGGACCAGATGCTTACAAAGATAAGAACAAGTTCCCAAATGGCGCTTGGTGCCAAGAAAGAGATTGGGTTATTTTTGGAAGATACGCAGGAGCTAGAATCAAAATTGATGGTGGAGACTTGCGTTTATTAAACGATGATGAAATACTTGCTGTGGTTAATAACCCAGAAGATGTAGAGTAACACGCAACAGGAGAAGACACATGGCAGAATCCATGCAACAAGTAGAAGAAGCTGTTGAAGAAACAGTAGAGATTGAAGTAGAAGAAGCTACAACCGAAGAAGCACCTGTGCTTGAAGAGGTAGAAGCTGAACCTACAGAAACTCAAACAGAACCTGAGAAGGATGTATCTAACGAAGAAGAAGTAGCTGAATATAGTGAATCAGTAAAGAAAAGAATTAATAAACTAACCTATAAAATAAGAGAAGCAGAAAGAAGGGAACAAGCAGCAATAGAATATGCTAAAGGTGTTCAAGAAAAACTTAACACAACTCAAGCAAATCTTTCACAAAAAGATCAAAATCTTTATGATGAATATTCAGCTAGGGTAGATACTCAGCTACAATCAGCAGAACAACGTTACAAACAAGCACACGACATAGGTGATACAGAAGCCATGTTGGCTGCTCAAAAAGATGTAGCAAAACTTGCTGTAGAACAAGAAAGCTTGAATAGGGTAAAACCAGAACCTCAAGAAACACCTGTAGAAGTTCCACAAGTAGATCAACAAGCTCAACAACAAGTTCAGCAAGAAGTTGCACCAGATCCAAAAGCTCAAGAGTGGGCTAGTAAAAATGAATGGTTTGGTGAAGATTTAGCAATGACTACAAGTGCTTTTGCTTTTCATAGGCAATTAGTTGAACAAGAAGGTTTTGATCCAGCTTCTGATGATTATTATTCAGAAGTTGATCGAAGAATGGCGAAAGCTTTTCCGCATAAGTTTAATACTGGAGGAGAAGTTTCTCAATTAAATAATAACGTGCAAGAACCTGTAGCGAACTCAAGTAGAGGTACAAGAGGGAAAGCAGGAAAAGCACGCACCGTCAAGTTGTCACCAAGTCAAGTAGCTATCGCTAAGAGACTAGGTGTTCCTCTTGAAGAATACGCTAAACACGTAAAATAAGGAGATAAAAATGGCTGATAAACAAGAAGAAATCACCACAACTGATCGAGCTCCTCGATCTGCAGATACACGAGATAGTGAAACTCGTCTTAAACCATGGCAACCACCGTCTTTACTAGACGCACCAACGCCACCAGATGGTTATATCTATAGATGGCTTAGAGAATCTATGGTAGGAGTAGAAGATAAAGCGAATATGTCAAAACGTATTCGTGAAGGATGGGAACCAGTGAGAGCTGAGGAACACCCTGAATTTGAAGCCCCAACTGTAGATGATGGAAGACACGCAGGTGTAATCGGAGTAGGTGGGTTAATACTCGCAAAGATGCCTATCGAAACCGTCAATCAACGACGTGCATACTACAAACAAATGGCTGCAGACCAGATGCAGGCAGTCGATTCGAATCTTATGCGTGAGAGTGATTCAAGAATGCCTATTAGTAACCCTAATAGGAACTCCCAAGTCACATTTGGTAAAGGGAATGATTCATAAAAATCATGACTTTTAATTTTAATGTAATAAATAAGGTGAAAATAAATGGCAAATGTAAATAGCCCAAATGGTTTCACACCTGCTTATCACATGACTGGTGGTACTATAAGACCCTCTGAGTTTGAGATCGCAAGTGCGACTAACGCATCTATCTTTAGTGGTGATGTCGTTAATTTATCTAGTGGTTTAGTAATTCAAGGGACTGCAACTGGTGCTCCGTTAGGTGTATTCGCAGGGGTTGAATACCAAGCAACCGATGGTTCTGTTGTCTTTTCAAAAGTATGGACAGCTGATACCGTCACATTAGGTTCTGCAAATGCGAAAGCGTATGTATATTCCGATCCTGATATTGTTTATGAAGCTCAGTCAACTGGGACTCCTACACAAGCATCTATTGGAACAACTAATACGATTTCAACAACTGCAGGTGATTCTAACACAGGTCGATCAAAAGAAGGTGTAACAACTACAACTTCTAGTGGTATTGCGACAGTAGTAGGTTTTCCGAAAAAACCTTCAAATTCTATTGGACAATACGCTAGAGTGTATGTAACGTTCCCTGCTTCTGTATTCGGCAACTCATAATAGAGGTACTTAACAATGGCAATTAACAGAGCACAATTAGTAGCAGAACTTGAGCCTGGATTAAATGCTCTATTTGGACTTGAGTATGATAGATATGAAAACGAACATGCTGAAATTTTCGATACAGAAAATTCAGACAGAGCGTTTGAAGAAGAAGTTATGCTATCAGGTTTTGGTGAAGCTCCTGTAAAAGGTGAAGGTGCAGCAGTCACATATGACTATGCGCAAGAAACTTTTACAGCTAGATATTCACACGAAACTGTAGCATTAGCTTTTGCTATCACTGAAGAAGCAATAGAGGATAATCTATACGACAGCATCTCAGCTAGATACACTAAAGCGTTGGCTAGATCTATGAGTCAAACGAAACAAGTAAAAGCTGCAAATGTTCTAAACAATGGATTTTCTACTTCCTTCCCTGGAGGAGATGGTAAACCATTAATGACTACTGACCACCCAATTTTAACAGGTGGTGATCAGTCAAATGAACCAAGCACAGCTGCTGACCTGAACGAAACTTCATTAGAAAATGCAATGATAGAAATTGCTGCATTTAAAGATGAACGTGGTTTGAAAGTAAATGTTCAAGCTAGAAAGTTAATCGTTCCACCAGCACTTCAATTCGTAGCTGATAGACTATTAAACACTCCTGGAAGAGTTGCGACTTCTGACAACGATATTAATTCGTTGAGAAACATGAGCGCACTTCCTGAGGGTTATACAGTCAATCACTTCTTAACAGATACTGATGCGTTTTTTATTAAAACTGACGCACCAAATGGACTAAAGCATTTCGTAAGAGCTGCAATGTCTACTGGAATGGAAGGTGACTTCGAAACTGGAAACATGAGATATAAAGCAAGAGAAAGATATTCTTTTGGTTTCTCAGACTGGCGTGGAATTTATGGCTCTCCTGGAGCATAATTTCC